CTGCTGGGCCACGATGGGGTCATGCCAGGGCGAGGTGGTGCTGAAGTTGTTGGTCCAGCCGTCAGACGTTGCCATTGCTCACCCACTCTGTCCGGCCAGAAGCCGCGTTGTACCCTGCTTGTTGCCCGCAAAGACTACCAGATCCCCAAGCGCCGCCAAATTGTAGCCGTCGGCCAGGGTCTTGCCGGGCAGCGGGAGCAGGCTCAACCGATAGCGTACCGCCCAGAAGCGGGTGCCACCAATAGGCCGAACACGAAACTGGTAGCTCTGGGGAGCGGACGCGACCGTAAACTGATTTACCGTCGGCTGGTAGGTGTTGCTGTAGTTGTAGCATTGCTCGATTTGCAGCATATGGGGCCCCCGGTAGGCGCCGGTGACGGCCACGTCGAAGATGGCCGATTCCCCCGAGGATTCCCCGGAAGGCTGAATCCACGGCGTCTCCAAGACAAGCCCCGGGTTTTGGGCCAAGCCCCGGTAGATGGGCGCGTACGTGGTGCCCAGGACGCCCAAATCCGCCCCGAGGGTGGTGCTGCTGGCTCGAGGCAGGTAGCGGGTACCGACGATGGGCTGCATGGCCACCACCACCGTGCCGTCACCGCGCTGGGCGATGCTGGCGCCGTTGGCCAACAGCGGCCAGGTGCTCCATTTTTTGGAGAGGTAGTTGAGCACCAAGGCGGGGCCGGTCGGGTTGCTCCACACCACCGCCTGCAGGCTGCTCATCAGTTGGCCCCGGGCGTACAGGACGCCGGGGTTGCCCACTTGCCGGCCGGTGATGGGGTCAACCTGGGCGCCCGCCGGCTCCACGGTGAGGCTGCGCGAGACAATCTGAAAGCCCGAGGTGCCCTGGAAGACGACGCCGTCCGGGGTGCGACACGGCGCGCCGCTGCCCAAACACCCTAGGGCGCCGGGGAGCGGGTAGATGGGCCCAAAGCCGTCGCCGGGGGAGGGCTGACCCACGCTGTTGTAGCCTGGCGGGCCGTCGCCGCTCATGAAGCCCACCGAGCGCGCGCCGATGACGATGATTTTGTCGTCGATGCCGTCGATGCTGCGGCAATCGCCCAAATCGGCGGGGACGGGGGTGTAGTTAAGGGCGTTCCACTCGTAGGTGACGCCCGACTGGATGGTGCCGGTGTAATAGAGCCTGGGCTCGCCTTGCACCATGGCCAGGCCAAAAGCCCGGCCCTTGCTGGCGGTCTGCCACAAAAAGGGCGGCGGCGGCATGGAGGCGTAGACCGCCCCCGAGTAGATGGCCGAAATGCCTGTGTAGATGCCCGACTGACCCTCCAAGACCGACACCGCGCTGGCCCCTGAAGGCAAAGCAGAGGTCTGCACCAAGGACGCATCGCTGAGGGTGGTGCCGTACAGGGCTGAGGCCGAGCTCGGTGACGGTGTGAAACAGGGCACCGCCTGGGAGGCGACAAGGTAGAGGTTTTTGTTGGTGCTGTCGGAGACGGTTCGGTACAGCCGGCAAATGACCGAGGTGCCCACCGCGCCGCGCACCGACAAGGGGGAGGGCACGGTCACCTTGGCCCCGTAAAACGAGCTCGAGACGTAGCACCACATGGGCCGGGAGGGGTTGGAGCGGTGCAGCCGGCCCTGGGCGTCCGTCCACTCCCAGGTGGCCACGTAGAAGTAAAAGCCCGCCGGTCCCAGCGCCGTGGACGAGGCGCCGCTGTCGCCCTGGGCGTAGGCGGCCACCATGAGGTTGTGGGTCTGGGAGTGAAAGCCTGCCTCCACCACGGCGCGGCCATCGTGCACGCAGGTGAGCGGGCCACTGACGACCGTGTAGCCCTGCCCCGATGCCGTGGGCGGCTGGGAGGCGCTGGCCGAGAGGCTCAGGTGCGCCGCCAGGGGCATGGCCACGTAGTAATCCAAGATGGTGGTGCCAATCTGCGCCGTGCTGCTGCCCAATTTGAGGGTGTAGCTGGCGGGTCGGTCCTGCTGGGTCATCACCCAGGTGGGCAAGATAACATCCAGCACCGACACGTCGTTGGCCGTGCCCGAGGTGTCGGAGACCAGCGCCCGGCCAAGCCCTGTGCACATGGGGAAGCGGGCGTAGTTGGTGACCGTGCCGTAAATCTGGGCGCACGCCGCCAGGTCCGTGGTGCCGCCGATGGGGGCCTGGCCCTCGGCCCAGCGGGCGACGATGCGGGCCCGGTGGTCAATCAAGAAGTAGGTGGGCTGGTCATAGATCCAATACTGGCCAATGCCGGTGCCGCCGCCGTAGCCCTGGTAGGGCTGCCAGGCGCCCTGGCGCACCACGCAATAGCCCTGCACGGCCGCACTGGCGCCGGCAAAGTTGGCCTCGGGCGGGCAGGCGGCAAAAGCGTGGGCAGCGATGGCGGCGCCTGCGGGGGTGCGAAAGGCCGTACTGGCCACCAGCGTCAGGGTGCCGCCTGCAAAGCTTGCCGCATCCACGGCCACGTACTGGTAGGCGACGCCGCTCGAGTTGGGCCCTTGGGGGGTCACCTGCTCGGAGAGGTGGCGGTAGACGGCGATGGCCAGCTGGGCTGTGGGGGTGGCTGCCTGCTGGCCGTCGTTGGCGGCCATGGCCACCAGGGTTGTGACCCCGTTGTTGTAGCCCTGGCTGCCGGCGCTCACCCCCGACGTGGCCTGGTTTTGCAGGCTCAGAGGCGACGAGACCGCGTAGGTGCCGCCGCCCAGAGGGTTGGTGACCACGTAAAGGCGGCCGTCGTAGGCCACCGCCAGGTAGTTGGCAGCGCCTGGGGCCTGGTGGGTCGTGGGGCTCGAGATGGCCAGGCCCTGCAAAGGGGCGCCGGCCTGGGCGGGGCCCATGCCCGACAAGAAATAGGACGTGGCGTTGGTGAGCAGGGGGCGAACGTAGATGCCATAGGACGTGATGCCCGACTGCACCGTGGACAGCTGCGCCGCGTAACCCACGTAGGTCACCTGGTTGTGGTGAAACAGGGTCATGGGCGGGGAGCTGGTGGTGCCGGTACCGGCCGCCGTCACCGCCAAACAAGCGGTGGTCAGCACGGTCGCTGTCGTCACCACGTTGCCATAGAAGTCGTAAATGTAGCGGGTCAGGGTGCCGGCGTTTAGGGCCACGATGGCCAAGTTGCCCGTACCTTGCAGGCCAATCATGTCCACCCACTGGGCCGTCAGTGCCAAGGTCAGCGTCTCGCCGGTGTCGGTGAGGCCGTCCACGTTGCCAAACGACAGGTTGAAGCTTGTGCCGTCGTAATAGCCTGCGGCAAAGCGCCGGGTGGCGCCGGTGGTGGCCAGCTCCTGGCGGGCCATCAAAAGGGGCCACTGGGCCATGTCCTGCTGGCTGCGCTGCAGGGCGCTGGCAAAGGTGCGGGTGCGCAGGCTGAAGGGCAAAACCGGCTGGGTCCGGTTGGGGACCGTGCCGTTGGCGTGGGCCCATACGGGAGTCGTAAAGGGGCCTGCGGGGTCGGGCAGCTCGCCGTGCACCATCACGTCGCCCTGCAAAGACGGCGAGGCGGTGTCTTTGGCGGCCACGTTGTAAACGTGCTGGAAGCCTTGAGGCAGGGTGCTTTGGAAGGGGGGCAGCTGCTGCACGGTGCCCAGCTGGGCAAAGTTGGCGTTATCGGCCCGGGTGGTGGCCGGCGCCGGCAGCTTGCTGGCGTCGATTTTGACGTTGAGGCCGCCGTCTATCCCCTGGGCCTGGGCGTCGGCGTTGACGATGCGGTCGAAACTTGTCTGCGTGCTCGTCGTCGCCATCTTAGGCTCCGTACTCTACGATAAGGCCAAAGGAGGTGGCGACGACATAGCCGGTGCCGATGTAGCTGCCCACGCCCAAATAGTCGCCAGCGTTAAACGGGTACTGACCCTTGGGGAACGTAATGGGCGACACCGGGTAGAGGTTGCCGGCTTTGATGCCCATGGTGTCGATGATTTGCCCCGTTGTGCCGCTGGTGTTGTTTTTGAAAACCTGGACGGTCATGTCCCCCCCAAGCGACCTATCGTTGGCCATGGAGATGCCGACGATGGAGCCTGAAAAAGGCATCTGGCGGTCGGCGGCAATCCACGCCAGAGCGTTGGTGTCCGTACGGACGACTGGGAAGACGGTGCGCAAGACGCCGCCCTGGGTCGTTTGCCGCCAGAACGTGCCCATGTCCACGTACGTCTTGAACCCGCCGACCGAGGAGACAAAGTTGTTTGCCGTGACGGTGCCGCGAGAGATGACCGTTCCGGCATCGTCAATCGCAAACTTCACCACGCTGTTTGTGGCGTCGGTCGTGTAAAAGGCGGTCGTGTTGGCCAGCGGGGTAATGCACACGCCGCCGTCCGTGCGGTTGCGAAAAGCCGTGTTGCCGTTGACGGTCAGGTTGCCGTTTTGGGTCTGGGCGCCGGTCACCGTCACCGCGCCGTTGGCCTGGGTCGTCCCGTTGATGGTCGCGTTGCCGTTGAGGATGACGTTGCCGGCCGCCTTGACGTTGCGCAGGATCTGCAGCGAGCCGTCGGCGGCCGGCGCCAGGTAGTTGCCCAAAAAATCCAAAACGGGCTGAACGGCCGTGACGATGTTTTGGCGCACGCGGTCGGCCTCTGGGCTCGAGGTCACCAAGGATTGCACCACGCGGGGGAGGTTGAGGGCCATTAGGGGATGGACCAGTAGATGGGTCCGGTCGGCGGGCCCAAGGTCAGGGGGCTTGGGCGGTGCACGGTGGCGTCGCGCATCACCGGCGCGTAGGCGTCTCGGATGCTGGCGCTTTGCAGCAGCCGCTGCTCGAGGGCCAGCTTGCTCTTAATAATGTCGTCCATGTTCAAAAGGCGCGCCTTGACGCTCATTTTTTGCAGGACGTCTAAGACCACCCACTCGTCCCAGCCGTTGGGCATGACCTCGTCGATGCTCGAGTAATCCAGCAAGGGCGCCCGGTACTGGGGCACGTAGTGGATTTCGATGGCGTTGTAGTAGTCGGCCACAGGGATGGGCTGGACATACAGAAGGTTGCGCATCAGCCGGTAGGCCAAAGGCACCAAGGGGACCGTCAGGTCGCCCAGCTGGCCAAACTCCTCGGCCGAGAACGGCTTGAGCTGCAGGCGGTTTTTGCCGCCGGCGTACAGGACAAACACGTCCGTCAGGTTTTTGAAATCACTCGGTAAGGCGTACGCCTCTTGTCCAGCAATCAGGCTCAGTGGGCGACAGGTGGTGTAATAGTCCCCCGAGCGCAAACACAGCATATCGTACAGCTGGGCCAAAGAGCCCCGTATCCAAACCTTGAGCTCGCTTGTATCGTCAAAAGTCTGACTGTTGATCTGGTCAGACCGCTGCCGCACCTTGGCTGTCAGAGAGTTCAGGGTTTCACTGTTCGGCATACGGGGCCCCTTTGGCGCAAAGTCAGCGGATTAAGGCGCGTAGCTGTCCTTGAAGAACACCGCGTAATGCAAAGCCAGGCTGTTGATGTACTGCTGCGAGCAGTACACGTAGACAAACTTGTTGGTCTGGTCGATGCCCACCACGTTGGCCGTGGGCAGCGACAGCGTCAGCGCGCCCGGTGTGGCGTTGGCAATCGTGGTGACGCCCACATGCACCGAGACGATATCGCTGGGGTAGGCGCGCAGGTCGATGAGCGCCACGGCGGCCGAGCTGGCGTTGGCCGCCACCGCTGGGTGGTAGGCCGTGGTGGGGTTGACCACGACAGTCACCTTGCAGCCCATAGGCGCCACAGTCTCGCCCTGGCCGATGGCGGCGCCGTTGGCGGCGGGCGTGACCGGCAGAACCTGCGCCGGGATGATGGTGTTGGAGGTCGGGGTCGTGGTGTTGGTGAACACCGCCGAGCCGGCAACGACGCACATCGAGGCGTCGCCCGAATACATCGGGTTCATTTTGAACATGGTCATGGTGGCTCCTTGCGCAATTTGGGGATGACCCGCCGGTTTTACGGAGGCCGAGGGAAAGCGTGGGAAAACCCTCAGTCACCAACCCCGTTTGCAGCCTGGGTTAGATGATGACGGAAGGCAGCTTCACAACACCGTTTTTGTGGGGCTGCTTGCAGCGCAACTGGCCGTAGAAGCGCAAACGAGCGGTTCTACCGTCAAAGTTAGCGCCCTGCTCCATCGTCCGGTTCTCCACGTCCACGATATGCGGCACCTCGTACTTGTGGTTCAAAATCCACGTGGAGGGGTCGATGATACGGGCGTAGCCCTGGGGCTGATGGGGGTCGGGGACCATGTCGATGCGGCCAGCGGCGCCGTTGATGACGATGCTGTCAAAGCCGTAGGTGGCCGTCTGCACGGTGCCGTAGCGGACGTTGGTGCCCAACTTGGAATCCAGGGCGTCAAAGTCCATGGGGTTGACGAGGCCCACGTTGCTCTCGCGCGCGCCGCCCTGGCTCATTTTGGCGCTCAGCCGCTTGAGGGCATCCTCAATGGCGAATTTTGACCCGTCCAGCCAGTAGCCGGCCATACGCGTGGGATAAGGGCTGCGGTTAATGCTCAAAAACGAGTCTGAGCCTGTCACGCCGCCGTAGGGCACCCAGCTGTCCATGCCGATAATGGCGCCGTTGAGGTTGCTGCTGTTGAAGCCCACAGCTCCGCCGGCCTGCAAGATGAAGGTGCCGGCAACAAAGGCCGAGGCGTCGGTCAAGGTCAGGGTGCGGTTGATGCCGTCAACGGCAATAACCTGCACAGCGCTGCCCAACGAGGTGGGGGTGCGGCCGTCGGACGGCGGGAACACCGAACCTGCCACAGGGAAGCCCGCGTAGGTGGCCGGCTGCAGCATCTGGTCCTGGTCAAACACCGTCTCCAAGGCCATGCCCTGGGCAATGGCGATTTGGTTGGCGGCAAGGGTCGCGCCGTTGGGGCTGAAGGGGTTGGCCTGGCCGGGGCCTGCGGCCACGGTGCCGCGCCAGCCGGTACCCGAACCGTGAAACTCCATGTCCAGGTTCTTGTAAAAGTCCATCAGCTTGCCGGTCATCACCTCGGTCACGAGGTCGGCGTAGGCGGCCTCGCCATCGGTGAGGGCCTTGTCCTTGTCGAAAAATTCGACAGCGGCGTACGCCTGCGAGCAGCGGATGGCGGCCCGGGCGGCTTTGGGGGCCGACGAGGCGGAGGTCATGGCGGTGTTGAAGTCGGTGCTGAAACCCTGGGAGGGGCCGTACTTGAACACGTGGTCAATCACATCGCCGCTTAAGCCGTCCTGCTTGGGGATGAGATTGAAAAACGGCAGGTTGTTGGGCACCAGCCAAGGCAGGGTGTCCTGGTCGTAGTAAGTCTTGAAGATGGCCTGAAAGTTCGTGATTCCAACTGGCATGTGAGAAGCCCCCGATACGTGAAGACGCCAAACGTCTCAGTGATCGGGGGCCGGATGCCCCTAGCGGTCTCTTGCCGCTGCACGATCACTGGCGAGACGTTCCAGATAGCGCGCGCGCTTGCCTGCCCAGTCCAACGGTCCTTTGACCGTGACTGCTTTGGGCGAGCTGTCGCTTGCTGTCCGTGCCGTGAGCGTTTTGGGCGTCTTCGTTGGTGCCGCCGGGGGCTGGTTGGACGCTGTGGCAAGTCCCAACTTAGCCAATATATGACTCTTCTTCAACATACCGTTCAAACCCTCTTGTACCTCGCGCTCGAGGGCGTCGGCCGCCTCCTTGAGGGTCACGGATTTATTTTGCTGAGTGGATAATTGCTGCTGCTTGTTGCGCACAGCGCCGATGCCGCCCACCTCGGGCAAAAAGGTGTAGTCTTTTAACGTGGCGGTAAACTCGGCATCCTCCAAGCGCCGCTGGGAGTGGGCCCGCTCGGCCTGGGCCTGGCGCTCGATGGCCGCCAGCTTTTCGGCGTACTGGGTCATTTTGGCCTCCATCTCCCGCATCCGCTTCTGCTCGGGAGACAGTTTGCCGCCGTTGGCCCAAAAGGCGTTCCACTCGTCCTGGGTCATGCCCGCTTCCGACATAAATTCTGCCGGATTGCTCATGGCGAGCTCCATCTTCTTAATCTTCTCGGCCGCCCTTGCCTCGGCCGCTTCCGCCTCGGCTTTACGCTTCTCGATGGCCGAGGTCGCTTCCCGGGCGCGCTGCTCGGCCTCGCGCAGCACCTGCTGCTGCTGCATCCACTGGGCCTGCTCGGCGCTGATGGCCGCCGGCGGCTCTACCCCCTGACGTGCAGAAACGTCGCCAGGTTCGCCAGCAGGTTGAGGGTCTCCACCGCCAGCATCGCGATGGCCAGGATCAGTTCCAGTCGGCTCAGGGGGCTGTGCACGCTTGGGCTCCGGCACGTTGCGGTCCTCGCGCAGCTTGGCCAACATGGCCTGGCGCTTGGCTTCCCGGTTGGCTGGCGACAAAGGGTTGCGCTTGTCTATGGCGTCATGGGCCGCCTGCTGGGAGGCCCGGTCCCGGACCTGCGGGGGCTGCTCCGAGGGCAGGGAGCCCACCGGCGTTGACGGGGATGGGTCCGGTTGCTGGGTTGATTTGGGGTCCGCCTGGGATTCCGCCTGCGATTGCGCCATCTGCTGGTGCTCCTGGTAATGCCGGCGGTGCGCCCGCCGGGCTGTGTTGGGCCATCATCTGTTGCATGATGTCTTGGGCTTCCTCGAGCCACTGGGCAAACATATCGAGTTTTGATTGCTCAAGGCCAAGCGTTTCATACTGCAGGCTCGCGTCCGAAATCCGCACCAATCCCCGGGAGAGGTCTTGGACGGAGGTGGGCGAAATGTAGTGGCCCTTTTCGATGATTTGCTCGATGACCCAATCCAAGTGGTCTTCGGTGGCCGAGCTCTCACTGAGCACGGCGTTGATGTCATCGGGGCCTTGCATCATGCGCTGGCCCTGCTTTTGGGTGATGAGCCCGGCGTCCATGAGCTCTTTGATATCGTCGGTCTTGCCCGCCGGGGTGTTGGAGAGGAGGTTGGCGGGCGCAGGCGTCAGCAGGTAGGCGTCCTTTTGCAGGTCCAGGTCTTTCCAGTCTAGCTGCACAGCCTTCTTATACGTGTCCTGGACGAGGACGGGGTAGGCGCCTTTTTCTTTTGCAATGCGTTTCGCAAGCGTGAAAGTTCGCTCGGCTGCGTCGAGAAAGAAATCTTGGGTCCACCGCTCGAGCACAGAGGTAATCCGAGAGGCCCCCAAGTCCTGGTACTCCCGAAGCGCTTTTTTGGAATCAATGCGGTTGATGGGCACATCGCCGCCTGTATCCATCGAATTATTGCCCCAAAAATCGGCAATGATTTGGCGGAGCATTTGGCAGTAGACGGGGGCAGCTTGGTGAAATGGCGCATTGGTAACCCACTTGGGTTCCGGGCCATTGGTCTCCACGATGTGGCCCGGAATGTTGTCGAGGTGCCGAAAGTTGAGACCCGCCGCCTCCTGGACCACCCAGAAGGGAGCGATGCCGAGCCTGGCCCCCTGTTCCATGATATTGAGCGTTTTGTTGAGCAAGATTTGGGCGCCCATGGTGTGTTCCACCCAGCCTTGGCCATACCACCCAAAGGGCGCGTCCGAGGGCTTGAACACGACGTAGGGGAAGATATCTTCCTCCCACTCCTCGTCTTGGAGGGTGCCCGAGCTCAAAGCGATGACGTGGCGGCCGGGGCGGTCACCGACGGGCAGGGCGTAGGCTTCCACCACCAAAATCATACCGGGCTCATACAGGCACCACGGATAGGAGGGGGCGATGGCGGTGGCGGCTCCCTGGATGATATCCCACTTTTCGGGGAACATGGCAGCCAGGGTGTCTTTTTGGACGTAGCGCACCTGGTACATTTTGGTGGGGCGGCCAAAAGCGGCGTCCATTTCGTCCACGAAGATTTCGTTGGGGAAGACGCGGTCGCACTCGATGCGGTCGCCGTCCTCGCCCACCTGCAACTTGACGATGCCGGTGCCGGTGACAAAGCCGTCCACACAGGCTTTTTGGGCCTCGCGGTAAAAGCGCATCCTGGCCCACTCGCCCTTGAGCGCCTGCTCCATCTTGCGGGCCCGCTGCCACAGGGCAAAGTCGCCGTTGTGGGTGAGCATGGTGACCCGGGAGTTGGCCTGGATGACCTTGCCGACGGTGGTGTCGCAGTGCTTTTTGAGCTGATTGTCGCTCATGCGCGGCAAGGGCTTGCCCCGGTGCACGCCCACGGCGAAATCGGTCATAAAGTCGCGGTTGGCATACAGGGACAGGTAGCGGATGTTGCGCTGCAGCCGACCCTCCTGCTTGGTGATGAGCATTTGGGCGTGGCTGACCAGGTCTTGGGCGGGGTCGTCGGCCAAAAGCCAGGCCGCCACCTCCTCGGCCGCTTTTTTGGTGCCCCGGCTAATCCCCGAGAGGTCGATGGTGCCCGGGCCCTTTTGGGCCCTGTCGTGGACGGTATACGTGCTCATCAGTCACCCTCTGAAACCGGGCCCGCCTCGTAGCGGTCCCAGCGGTCGTAATCTTGCGCCAAGTTTACCACCTCGGCCACCTCAGCCGGCAGCAAGGGGCCTTGGGGGGCGTCGTTTTTCGTCCGGGCCAGCACGTACTCCCCCAAATCGTCACCGGGTCGGTCGCCGGCGTCGTCCAGGGGCTGGTCGTCGTCGCCGGCGTCTTGGGGGCCGTGCCACTCGATGACCAGGCCCTCATAGGCCAACGATTTCACGCCACATGCTCGGCCGGATTCGAGCAGGCGCGTCAGTTGGGTCATCGTCTCCTCGGAGCCAAGCGGGTTCGTTGGGATCACCTTCGGGTCGTTTTTTGAGGGCATCCTGCTTCTCCTTGATGGCAAAGGCTGTTCCGGGGTCTTGATAAGGGTCTTGGCTAAGGGTTTTGGAGCCAGAACCGCCGCTTTTGGCAGCGCGCCAGGCGTACAGCATGGCTGCAGCGCGATCATCACGCTCATGGTTGCCCATGTCAGTTTTCGATGCATTCCACGCCACCTCTTGCAGCTGCTTGATGAGTTCTTTACACCTTTGCTCATGCACCAGCAGGTCACGGCGCAAAAACGCGGAATTGATGAAAGCTATTTGGTCCAGCTTGTCGCGCTTGGCAGCCGGCTCAATGTAAAGGCCGTGGTCGCGCTGCAGGTGTACGGCGATGCCTTTGCCGTAGCCGCCCAAGTCGCCCACAATCCGAATCCTCTGGCCGTACTTTTGTCGAAAGCCGTTCACCTGGCGGGCCACATCGTCGGAAAATTGCTGCGGGGCCGCCCAGCTGTCCACCACGTACACGCGCCGGCAGGTCAGGGCGTAGGCGACGATGCTAATGGCTGATTCGTCGTGCCAGCCAAAATCGACGCCCATCAGATAGCGCCAGTCGTGCACGTGCGGCAAATCTTCCTTGTAGACGTTCTTGTCGCTTTGAAAGCCGGCAAAGACGCGCTCGGATTCACCGACGGCCCAGATGCCCTTAAACTCGCGCAAAAAGCGCGGGTCGTCCGGGCCTCCGAAGCCATTGTCGTCAATGATGGTGTCTTCGTTTTTGGCCGACTGGGGGATGAAGGGATTGTCCTGAAAACTCCACTTGTGCAGCTCCCAGACGGGCTTGCCATCGGATTTACGCCGGCGCAGGCCGTGGCACGCCTCGTAAAAGATGCCTTCCTTTTTCTTGCCGGCGGTGCCCGTCATAATGAGCTCGCCGCCTTGGTCCATGAGGGCTGCGCCCAACACCTCCATGATGAGGTTTTCGATGAACACGCCAAAGCTTGCCGCCTCATCGAGGGCCGCCTTAATCCACTTGGGGCCGCGCAGCTTCTCGATTTCGTCGGCCTTGTCGGCGCCTTTGAGGACAATGGCCCCCAAACCTCGCTCATGGATGATGGTGAGGTCGGTCTCATTGGTTTTGAACGGCAGCTGGTACTCTAAGATGAGCCTCTTAATCTCATTCCACATGTACAGCTTACAGATGCCCGCCGTCTGAGCCATGTACAGGTGCAGGGACGTGGGGTGCTCCAAAAGGGAGCTGACCAGCCAAATGGCCGTGCCGATGGTCTTGCCGCCCCGGCGGGTCGTAAAGGCGCACCGGCGCTTGGCGCCGCTGGCAAAAAAGGCGGCCTGCTGGGGGAACCACTTGCGCCTGAGCTCCTGGGCGGTGGACAGCTCCCGGGCGGTGGGCTCGTACTGGGCCAACCGCTTTTGGCGCGCCCTTTGGCGCTGCACGTAGTCGCCCAACAGCGCCCGCTGCTCGACGGGGCTCAGATTGTCCAAATCGAGATCGCGGCGGCTCATAATTCTGCGCGAACCTCGTGCTCCTCGATATGTGTAAAATACTCTGATGCCGCCGCCAGCTTCTCGGCTAGGGCCTGGCTGGCGCATACTGCGGCAATCTCATCGTGCCAATCAACGGTCTCGTTGGGGACGTGATTTAGCACCACCCAAACCTTCACTTGTGGCCCAATTCGGCCAAAATCGCGTCGGCCCGGCTCATATCGGGCTCCAAATGGGCTCTTTTGCCGCTTTTGGCGCCTTTTGATGAGCCGGTAACGGTGTTTGGGGCCGTTTTGGGCTGATTTTCGGCCGCTTCGCAGCTTTCAATCACGACTGAGGCCACAAAGAAGGTTTTGCCCAGCTTTTGCACCCGAATCATGCCATTGGGCAGCAATTCCAGGGTGCACAGGGCCCCTTGGCGGCTCAGGGTGCGCGAGGATTCGCCGCCGAGGTTCACGTGTTGGCGAAAAGCGACGTAAGACAGCGTTACCGGGTCGTTAAAAGCCATAGAAGTTCATTGCTCCTTGGGCGATGCCCTTTTGAGCCTTGGTGGGCTGCGAGTAGTCGAGCTCGAGTAGATACGGATTGTAGAGCAAATTCCACTTGGGCCGGATATGGCGCATGGGGCTGGTGTCGTGGGTACACCACATGGGCGCTTCCGGGTCTGGGTGGGTTTGTTTGGCCAAATTCACCAAAGCCGTGCCGATGCCCTGCAGCTGATAGCTTGGGTGGACGCAGACAAAATGCACCACCGGGGCGTGTTCGGCCGCTTTGGGCGGCTCAAAGACGATCCAGCCGCGAATCAGCTTTTTGTCCACGGCGTCGCAGGCCATGAACGTCTTGCTTCGGCTGATGAGCCGGTTGATGCGGGCCCGCTGCTCGATGTGGAATACGGCCGATTCCACAGGGCCCACGGTGGGGCTCGGCCGAAAACTGCGAATCCAGCTGTCGATGACGTGGGAGGCGTCGTCGATGTTGATGGGCCGGATGGAGACGGGGGTCGGCGGGTCAAACTTGCCTCGGGCCCGGGCCTGCTCGCGCAGCTTTTTGTTAAATTCCCGGCGCTCGCGGCGGGCCTCGGCGGCGTTGTACTCGCGCACCACAGTGTTTTGCCAGGCTAGGCCCGTACGGGTCGCGGCAGGTCGGTCGCTCATGGCCAGACCGTACCACGCCCCTGGCGGCGGCCCAAATGGCGGTCTTGCCTCTTGCGGGACACAGGTGGTACGGCGGGCCTTGGGGGGCCAACATGAGGTTGAAATTCGGAGCCAAGGAGTGGGCGCACGCGCTGATGGGGCTCAGGTTTGCCCATGAGGCTTTTGCCCGGGGCAAGCACTACAACCCGGGCTGGGACAGGCAGACGGGCAAGTTTCTTTTGGACGAGCTCGGCCGCCTTGTACGCCATAGCCCGGACGCGCCCCAGGTCGGCCACAGAATCCCCTTCGAGGCGCTCCGTGACCTTTTACCCGAGCAGGAAGGCGCGCCCCTGGTGGCGTCGGCCGGGCCCCCAGAGCTCAAAGCGGCGCCGCAACCGCCAGACCACCTCACAAAGCGCCTGTCGGCGCTCGAGGGTCACGTCATCACGCTGATGCAAAAGGTGGAGGAGCTCGGCGCTCAGAAGAGCCAGGAGGCGCCCTTGGCCCAGGGTGTGGCGTCGGCAGTCGAACTTGCGGCCGTCAAAGAGCGCCTGGGCGAGCGGCTCGCCAAGGTGTTTGACTTCATTGCTCGGGTGGAAGACCGTCTTTTGGCGCTCGAGCGCAAGCGTAAGTAGGAGGGGTGTGATGAGTGAACGTGTGGCCGTTTTGATGGCTCGGGGTGTGTGTCTTGTGGTGGCGGGCGTCTTGACCCTGCAGCTTTTGGCCTGGCTTGCCCCCAATGTGGGCGCGGCCGCCGGCGCCATGCTCAGAAAGCTTATGGGCAACTGATGGATTGGCCCACAGCTTTCTTCTGTTCGGTGGGCGTCATTTGCTTCACCGTCTTTTTGCTCGACAGGGGGTAGGCCGTGAAGATGCCCAAAGGGACTTTGCGGCTACAGCTGGCGCTCAATGGCGACGAGGCGGTGGCCGTGTGCGCCTCGTTGAAGCATCACGCCGACATGCTGCATCGGCACCGGGTCACGGCGGCGCCCGGCGAGCGGTTGGCCGTGGAGCAAGAAATCATGCGCCTGGGCCGGGCACTGGGCAAATTTGAACAAGCGGTGGTGGCGGCCTTGCTAGGCGCACCAGCTGGGCCATCGACTGGCGCCTCTGGGCGTACTCAGGACGAAAGGTCACCAGGGCCACGCTCAGGTACGCCAAGAGCCACCCCGCGCACCGAGGATTAGCAAGGCAACCCACAACACAACGATAACCCATCCGACCATAGAACCTCCCCTTGCACATGGGGAGAGTATAGCGGCGACGCAACCGCTTGCACGGTATTGTTGAGGGGTGAGGGTGCAGGCTGGCCTAGATCCGGCGCCCCACGGACTGGGGGCCCTGAAGGCACCGAAAACAGCCCGCACCCTCGAGAAGCCTCATAGCTTGAGGGGCTTGGCCTTGGCAAGAGGTGTCACAATTTGCTCGATGGCCATGAGCTGGGAGCCGGAAAAGTTGCGGCTCTTGAGCACTTTGAGGGTTTTGAGGCAAATCTTGGCAGAGGCCCGCCCTTCGCCCTGGCCGTGGGAAGCGATGGCGATGGGCATTTTGGGGTCTTGCTCGAGGTCTACGGTGATTTTCATGGGTTTGGCCCTAGCAGGCGCCCATGCGATGCGTCAAGGCGTTTTGGGCCAGAGGCCGCACTTTGAGCCAGAACACGTGCCTAGTCGTGCTTTTTGGGCGCCGGCTCCGTGGGCGCGTCCTCGAGGGGGTTTTCGCCTAGGCCCTCGAACTCCTTATCGAACTCCTCGTCCTCGAGGGTGTGGCGCAACAGCTCGATGTCGTCGGTGATGAGGCGCACCTGAAAATTGTAGGCGTCAGCGAGCACGTCGCGGATGCTTAGCATGGCGTTGACGAGGGTGTTGAGTTGGTCGTCACGGTCTTTGTCTCGGGTCATGGTCAAACTCCTGCTCAAGAGTAAAGGCGGCGTCGCAACGGCGGCACCTTGGGTCTGCTGACTGTTCTACTGGCGTTGGCACACGTGGTCGAGGGGCGGCGCGTCAGGGAGGCGGTCGATTGTTGCGTTTGCTGGGCGCTTTTTGAGGGCTTTGTGACGCGGCGCTTGTAGACGGATTTGGCGCGGGCACTGTATTACTATCTCATGTTGACGTGGGTCGTTCTCGTTGTGTCGTTGCCTTTGCTGGTCACAGGCATTGTTTTGTTATTTTCTATTATGAAATCACAGGGTCGTTACTAACTCGCCACACATAAACTCTCAGGGGGAATCGGGCGCGCCCGCCCAGGCGCCGTCCAATACTCCCCCCTTGGTAGGTACCCCCAGTAGGGCCCCCCCGTCCTTTGCTTCATCCGGGCGCCGACAGCTGCACCCCACACCTATAGTTATCGGCACGTGCCTCGAAGGTGTTGCGTGCTCACGTGTCTTTTTTGCGCTTCAACAGTTCACTGACAGCCCGCTCCAGGTCATGGTCCGTCATGTCTTGCACCACGCGCTTGCCAATGTGCACGCGGTGGCGGCTTTCGGCCTTGTCGAGCGCAGGCAGTAGCTTGGTTAGGTCGCGCAGCATGCCCACCTTGCGAGGCAGTGGCTCGTCGGACAGTTTG